TGGACCGGACTTCAAGGAGTTCATGGTCAATATCTTTGACTGGCTCCCCTTTGATGTTGATCGGGCTACTGGTCAACGGGCCAGGAAGTGGCTGACTTACAACGGTCACTATGAATATCTCATGGGTGGCAAGCTGCTCGATGCCCTTGAGTTCATTCCCAAGACTGCCAGGAATGACGAACGGAAGAAGAGCTTGATGGACTCCCAGTCACTGTCCAATCTCGAACGGTGGTTCGTTACCAATGCCAACTCAGGGAACCGGAACAATCAGATGATCCGTTATGCCCTGATGCTGGTTGATACCGGTATGGACTTCAATGCAATCAGAGATGGAGTCATCTCATTGAACAGCAAGCTCCCAAGCAAGCTGGATAAGGCAGAAATTGATAGCACCATCATGGTGACGGTATCCAAGGCACTTGCCAAGGCTGCAACCGTTTGAACCAAAGAAAGAAAGGAGAGTTATGGCAGGAGAGATAAACGATAACCTGGTCCTAATTTGCGGAGAGAGTGCAGGAGGTAAATCTGCATCTCTTCGTAACATTCAGAATCCCGAAGGGGTGATGTACTGTAATTGCGAAAGTGGAAAAAAATTACCTTTTGCTAACAAATTCCAGACATTCATCATCACTGATCCCCTGCAGGTATATGCAGGATTCAAGGCAGCTGAAGAAGAGAAGTTCAAACACATTCATACCATCATCGTCGATAGTCTGACCTTCCTGATGGATATATATGAAAGTGTTCATGTCATTAATGCTGCCAACACCATGCAGGCATGGGGAGAGTATCAGCAGTTCTTTAAGAACCTCATGCAGCAGTACGTTGCCAAATCATCGAAGAACGTCATCTTCACCGCACATGTCCTCTCAACCTTGAATGAGAACGATCATGTCATGGAAAAGAAGGTGCCGGTTAAAGGTGCATTGAAGAACAATGGTTTGGAATCGTACTTTTCTGTAGTGGTTTCAGCCAGGAAAGTATCCTTGAAAACTCTTGAGGGATTCACTAATAGCCTGCTCACCATCACTCCGGAAGAGGAGATGGTTGGTATCAAGCATGTCTACCAGACCAGGCTGACCAAGGAGACCGTCAACGAGCGTATCCGGGCGCCCATGGGAATGTGGGACACCAACGAAACCTTTATTGACAACGATGCTCAGGCATTACTCAACCGGTTAAAGGAATACTACCAATAACCCCACACTGACACAATTATACATGCGTATTTGTGTCAAAATACACTTAAACACTTAACAAGGATTGTACTATGGGAAAATTACTCGCAGGACTCGAAACAACTGAAGAAATCAAAGAAGACGGAGATTTTCTCGGTGGATTTAATGCACTGGATTCAGGCATTGTTGATGCTATCGTCGATTTGGCCTACATCTCCATCTCTGATGGTGGAGCCAAAGCTCTGAATGTCACGTTCAAAACTGATGCCGGCCAGACTTTCCGTCAACAGTTCTGGATTACGTCTGGTACCGCTAAAGGTGGACTGCCCTATTACACCAATAAGACCACCCTGGAAAAGAAATACCTCCCGGGCTATGTCCAGGCTAACCACCTCTGCCTTCTTGCAGCCGGTAAGCGTCTTCCGACCGTCGATACCGAAGAGAAGACGATCAATCTCTATTCCCCCAAGGAAAGCAAAGAACTGCCCACCAAGGTGGATATGGTCATGGATCTGCTCGGCAAACCAATCACCATTGGTGTCATCAAGCAGACCGTGGACAAGAACAAAGAGATCGGCATTGATATCGCGACCGGTAAAAAGGTCTATGGGCCAAGTGGTGAAACCCGTGTTGAGAACGAAGTCGACAAGTTCTTCCGTCATCGTGACGGACTGACTGTCGCTGAGATCACTGCCAAGATGACCGAACCCGCATTTAAAGAAAAATGGGCAGAGAAGTGGACTGGTATTACTCGTGACAAGTCTACTGGAGGTGCTGCAGCACCTGCCGGTACACCTAAGGCTGAACGTAAAGCTGCTGCTACTGGTACTGCAGACGCCCTGTTTGCGTAAGCCTTAAACAACCGTCATCACCAGTGTGGTGGCGGTTAACCACCCACCATCCATCAAAGGAGAGTTTATGGATATTACAATTACGATGGTCCAGGATGAAATCATGGAATGGTCAAACATGATGTGGTTACGGCTGGTAAGGAAGTTGAAATCAGCCTGATTGCCGGGAGAGGGCCAGCTGGACACTCTGCAGTGATCGCTATCAAAGGAAATACTCCTGGTGCTATCCCTACCGGACCCGTTATCAGAACCCCAACGATTGCAACACCGGTAGCTAGCACTAAAACAGAACCGAGCCCTCTGGGAAGTGATGAGCCGGATCCCTTTGCCAACGATGTATTGCCGGCTGACTCCAAGGCAGCACTGCGAGCCAAGAAAACTGCTGCTGTTGCAAAAAAGGATGTCATCGAAGAAGTAGACGCTTTGTTTGCTCAGGAAAACAGTATGACGGAAGACCTTGAAGAAGAGGTCACTGAAACTGAAGACGTACTGTTTGGTGCGGAGTAAGTATGGTGCGACTATTACGTGATATAGCCGCAACAGCGGGAGTTATTATCGTAATAGGTGTAGTGATATTCCTGATCCCCGTGATCTCAGTCATCTTTACAGGAGTAGGGATATTCCTACTACTGTGCTTTTTTGCACTGATTATTTTTACTGGTTTTCGTATGGATTCTGAAAACCAAGAGTAGGTCAGCGGGGTGTTCCTGCTGATTAGGTCAACCCGGGTGCCTGGACCTCATTCGGGTTGACCGATTTTTTAACCCATAATAAGGAAATCTTTATGCAAAATTTACTTGATGAAATTAAGACTCAGGTAGGATCGTTTCTTGATGATGCAGGTCAGGTTATTGAAAAAGGTAACAAAGCCGCAGGTACCCGTTCCCGTGTAACCAGCGGTACTATTACCAAGTTGCTCAAGCAATGGCGACAGATGTCTGTACAAGCATCCAAGCAGAAATGAACGCTACAGACGTAGAAGACTGCGTTAAAGATACCCTGGTTATTGGTGGAGAAAACTACTATATCACTCTGGGTGATTTCTTCGTCATGGGTACTGTTCCCAGAGAAAACGATCCAGCCATGTCAAATATCAGAATGGCTGTTGAGACAGTGTTGGCCAAAGTCACAGAGATGATGGAACGCCGACGCGATGAGGCAGCGGTACTTACACATCACCAGTGATGAGCTTATTGTTGCTACTCCGGAGAGCTCAATAAGCAAGCAAGAGCACAAAGTATGTGTACGACACTGGGAAAGACTAGAACTAGGCCAGTCAACCAATTATGGTTGACTGGCCTTTTTTTGTTATCTTACCGTATTAACTGCATTGTCCACCCAAGTACTGTACTCTGCAGAACCTACGAGTACATCGAGAGGATTGCCAAATACCCGGGTAGGATCATTCAAACCAGACTCAAAAATATTTGAAACACCCATCGACTGCGCGGAGGCAAAAGCCAGGATCGATTCAGCAGGCTTCTCTGTAACAACCTGGGCAATGGGTTTCAAAATTCCCAGAGCATACTTGGTGAACCAGAGCAATCCAACCTGATTACCCCACTCCATCAGTTTATGGGATGGCAGATTGAAGTTAACGAACTGGTGCATAACCTTGGCAATAGCCTTGTCGTGAGGCATTCTTTGCGCTGCTGGCAGGCTGACCGTATAGTACTTGTACATTATGTACCGTCCGATGAAATCGGTCATCTTGACGGCATTATTCAACACCTTGTATGCTTGGGTATCTTGAGCCAAGAAAGCTACCTTACCCGCTGCAGCAACCGGACCCGGTAGAGCATCGATCAACTTATCCGCATAATTATCCATCAGCCCAGGATATGGGGATTGAACCTTACTGGTTTCAATATCATCAACGATTGACTGTAACAGACCGGCATCAACCAGTTGAGTAACCGGGTTGAGGGCTATCTCATTCTTCATCTCCCTGATCCTGGTACGTAGCTGAGCACTCGTAGCGTCTATTGTTGCTTGGTTCAAGGTAGCGGTGGGCTTCCGCCCTTCACTGACCTTCAACTTCAATTCTGCAGCATCCAGAGCTTTCTTCTCTTTCTGGTAACGGACTACCCCAACACTGGCTTCTCTCCAGTACTTCAAGATCTCTACGTTGTTAACCCCGTTCATCTTGAGGAAGACCAGGTTACTGAAAAAGTTATTCAAGGTAACTGATAGGGATCGAACAACAATATTATTCTTGGCAAGTTTGGTGATATCACTCAAGACTTCCTCTATGTTTCGAGTAAATTCCATGTAACGCGGTCCAAGAAATTTCTGAGCAAAACTGACAATCACTTTCTCAATAAATGCTCGATCAGCAGGAGTTTTGCCAAAGGCATCAACGATGCTGTATTTCCTAAAACCAAAGGCAAGATCCACCACATCCTTGGCAACAAACATCCGCCGATCACCCCATACCGTTTTAATCTCCTCCCTCGCTGCAGCCGGCAGAGAGTTGTAGATATTTCGGTAACGCTCATCCAGGGAATACGGGCTGATCTCCACATACATGTTGGAGCGCAGAGCATACTCCGTGTCATACAGATCCTTGAGAGCATTGATCAACTTTGAGTTGATGATCTTGGTATTCGGCTTATCCACGATCTGGCCGGCCATGGCGCCCAAGATGGAATCGTAGTCATTATGTTTCTCCAGAAGACTGTTCTTCGTCTCCTCTGACATGACATACCGGTAGTCAGTAACCTTACCGTGATCATCAACACTGGGTACCAGGTAGTTGGGCAGAGGTTGATTTCTATTGAAAGGAATATGCCTTCCCTGGAAAAGTGCATTTACTGCACGTTGCTTTGCAGCCATCACCGCAGCTGCAGCAGTTCCGGCATTGCTGATATGCTGAAAACTGGTACCTTTTTTCCGGTTACCGGTAAGAGAAGCAATCGTTGACCGGAAGCTGTTCACCACCCCGTGTCGAGCAACGTACAGATAGTTTTCCTCACCCTGATCCCGAGGATCACGGGGGATCGGCCTACTGGTCTTAATATAGCCTTGAGCCAATAAAGCTGACTCCTCCGACGCAGGAGCTTCAGCCAACATAATCCGTTGATTGGTGATCTCTTTGGTGTACCCCTTCATAATCTTGTTTGGATTATCAAAGAACAGGGTTTCCTGAGACTGGCGTTTCAGTTCACTGTGCAGCTCAAGAACACCTTCCACTGCTGCAGGATCTTCAACCATCAAGGTATGAATACGCTGTCGATCAACAGTATGGGTAAAATTCAGGGCATACAGAGAGGCCAGCTGATCTACCAGGGCTTCCGCCCTTACACCAGCACCAGGAGCTAATTTCCGCTCATACGCAGTATTCTTCAGATGACCAATAACATGGGCATTGGTATAGGTTGACTCATTGAGTGCCTTACCGTGTACCAGAAAGAAACCAAGAGACTCTGCCTGCTTGATATAGTAATTCACATAGCTCCTGAGTTCTTTATCTTGGTTTAAAGCAGCTTTGAGCTTCCCAATCGCCGCTTCCACCTTTCCCGGATCACCGACCATCTCGGTAATCTGATCCAAGGTGAAATACTTTCGCAGCACACCAACGTCTGTTTTGATCAGGATCTTGGTAAGCGATACCTTTTCTTCTTTGGTTAACTCCCTGGACCAGAGCTTACCCAACTCACCGACCATATTGGCAACAGCCTCCTCACGAGCACGGTCAATGATCTGACCCTTCATATTGATGAGCTTATGCAAAGGTTCCAACCGATCGGTAAGCCCGTTGATCTCCCGGGCAATCGCTTGACCAAAACCAAAGTGCATACCATCAAACTGAGCCCGAATATCCCGCAGTACCTGTCCAGAAGGAGAGTTCCGGTTAGCCATCAGTTGCGTGAAGGTCTTTCCATGCTGTATCAGGCTCAACCGCGGATATTTGACGAAGATTCCCTTGATCTTCTTGTTGGCATACTCAGTTATTTTATTGGTTTGAGCATCACTCTTCTGCATCAGGTCTGCAGCCATGCTCTTATTTTTACCGTTGATATGTGAGAGCTTCACGGCCAGACGTTCCAACTCTCGGGCAACATCAGGTGCCGGCTGATTCATGTTGAAACTGTAAAGGAACATCGAGATGATTCGGTCAAGCAAGTTGACCAGGGTTTCTTGGGTGTTATCTCCGATAATTCCAGCCCAACTGGACTTCTTCCATACCGGGAGCTTCTGCTTATCTACAGCAATTCCCCCAAGTGCTTTGCTAAAATTCTCATTGGTTAAACCAAAGGACATAAACTCATCGAGATGCTTGGAGAATTCATCTGTATGAGCCATACCCGTGGCTGTATCAACCCGGGTAACTTTGGCAACAGCAGGCTTATTGAAAATGTAGTCAAAGCGATCCTTGGCAGCATCAATCTCAAACTGGGTAGCAGTAGCCGGATCCTCAAGGAAACTGGTATAATCAAGCTGGCTCTTGGCCAGGTCGTACATTGCCTGTACCTGATCACGCAGATGCTTGTTCATCTTCAAACCATACTGAGTAACCGCATGCACCAGCTCATGGACATACACCTCCCCGGTAGACATCCTGATACCTTGCGCCAAGACACCAGAAGGGGTGCCTGTAAGGCTGGAGATGAATACCGTGTCCTTGCCTCCCTGTACCGTGTCGATCCTGCCAGCAGTCTCCTGGGTAGTCTGAGTGGTCAAAAACAGATTGGCCGGCTCAATCACCTTGGCAACGATATCATGAAGGATACGCTTCAACCGAGCATCATGAGTGGCACTATCCTGGATATTACTATCATTCTTTATGGTTTCATACGTTGATACCGCATTGCCCTGGTCGACTTCCAGCTGGATGGCATAATCAGCCGGATTATTCGATACACTGGTATTAGGAGCACTCCGTAGCGTTGTAGCTGCAGGGCCGAGTGATTCACTGGGTTTGAGTACTTTGTCTACATATTCAGCAATCAGAGCAGTATACTCTTCTTTCTGAGCTGGCTGCTCAACCTTGATCTTTGCAGCCCGGGCATCGACATCGGCTTTGTCTTGAGCATCGAGCTGCTTGAGATCAACATCCCCTAAAGAATCTGATTGGACATTGTTTGTGCGATACCCACCTTCGGGGTAGTAGTAGTTATTGAAGTTGTCTATTGCGGCAAGCAGCTCTTGCTTATTGGCAGTAGCAATAGCAGCATTTGACTGCATCTCCGCAATGTTTTTACTTATGGCTTTACGATATTTTCCATCCTTGGCAATTCCGAGCCGCTTGAACTCAGCAGATATTTCTTCTGAAAGATCAGTGCCTTTAGCATAATCCGCAAACTGCTTACGTGCTTCTCCGATCGCTTTCTGCATCTCATCAAGCATGTCGAACTCTTTCATCAGATCAAACATCTGTTTGTTGAGTGCGACATTGACATCAGGTGCTTGGCCGATACCGGTAAAGAAGCCGTCATGAACATTCAGAATACCGAGATCCATGCCTTGTGTACGGTTGGATATCGTTGCGTCCAAGGACTGAATTCCTCCGACAAACGGAGCTACCCCAGGACTCTTCAGTTGAGCCCGGTTTGCCAGATACGAGGTTTTTCCATGTCCTTGTTTATGTCCAGGGAGTGGCTTGAAGCTGGGGCTGGACATCTGGGTTGTAGAGTAGTCACGAACCGGATCATCCTTGGTCATATCCATCCGGCCACCCTCAAACGCAGTAGCCATGGTGGGGAAGATACCCTTCAGTTTTTCATCGATAGCGGCATATTCTTTAACCGAGAGATCAAAAGCTTTATTTACTTGCTTATCCTTAGCCAGTTTGATTTCCCTGGCTCGGGCCACATTGTACAAGGCAGTAACGATAGCAAAACCTGTGTTAAAAGGCTTTCTTGCCTCGATAATATCCCCGTAGATTGCCTTGATACCGGCATCGAGAGCTTTACCGTGATGAGCCTCAACACTCTCATGGATAGCTTTAATGGATACATCCGGAACAACTAAATTAAGTACCTGCTCCGGTATTAAGTTACCGTCCTTATCCAGTACATCCTTGGTTACATAAAACTTAAACTTATTGTCAGTTTTACCTGAAATATTAGCCAAGATCTGTACATCATCGCGTAAAAAACCAAGGTCTTCTTGACGAGTAGCTTCACTGGAGTATGGCTTATTATTCCTGTAATTAATGTTTGCAGCAATTTTCTCTAATCGCCCGTAGATACTATCAGTAATTAGTGTCTCAGTAAGACCATTGACCAGGGCAGCAGTCCCTGATCCGTACATCGTGGTCATGACGGGATTCTTAGCCAGTTTGCGGATCAACTTGGCGGCATACCCATTCTCATCATTAAAATCACCGAACAGTCTCTTTGCTGCCTGCAGCCGGCTGAGTTCCTGTTTCAGTTCCAGAGCTCGTTGCGTATTGGTTTTACCGGCGACAGTAAACTCATCGAGGAGTTCTTTCTCGATAGCGGTCAAAGCTTCACTCCAGGCCATACCCGGAGCTTCATAACTGTCCATGTTGTACTTGGCAGACAGATGCGAACCGACATCACCCTGGTCATTGGTGAAAGACACCCCGGCATTTCGCAGTGTACTGATGTTCTGCGAACTGATGGACATCATCATCTGAATCCTACCAAGAGTAGGACCATTAGTCATGCCATCAATTTCTGTAGCGATATCAGTAGTGAAGCTCGGCACCTCGCCGGTGTATCCCTTACGCCGCTTTGCCTTGGCAAATTCTTGTTTGGCATCGAGGAACCTGGCGTACTCAATCAATCCCTTCAGGGAATGTACATTCTCACCGGCTGCTTTGACTCCTGCAAGGATAGCTTCCTTCATCCCAGGATGAGCTTCAGCAATCTTCAATAACCCGGCATCACCAGCATACGCAGGCTCAGTCATAAGACTGAGAGCTCCCTGGATTGCATCAATTGCCGCGGCAATTTCAGGTTCTTTGAGCTTATCTTTCGTGGCTTTTAGCGCACCCTTGATACCGCCTTTCTTGCCGGCCTCAACTCCGATGGATAACCCGACAGCTTCCATGAACCGTTTCTCGGTAACAGTATCATCGAGCGTGAAAGTATGTTGCCATTCTTTCATCCCAAAGACGTACCGATGCAATTTGCTGCCTTGAGGATTGATCGCCCCAACCTGGTGCATCCTCAAGTTCCGGGCTATTTTTGCCTGAATATAAAATTCAGACTCTCTCCCTTTTGGTTGACGATCGGCATTAGCCAACCAGTCAAGCATGTGATCAAGATTTCGCTCAAGACCCTTGTTGGCATCGATGACATTTTCACGTTCAGAGATATGGATAGTCGCTGGATCAGTGTAGCCCATGACTTCAAGCTGACTCTGACGATCCAGCAACAAAAACATATTCATGGTATTGGTGCTTGCTACCCACGCCTTGTCACTGTTATTCTGAACATTCTTGGTTTGTTCCTCAGTAGCGTACTGATTGGTCTTTTGAATCTTGGCTCGCCAACCAGGAGCACGTTTGACCTTTTTCCAAGTATACTCAGTCTCATCCACTGTACCGGTGAATACCCGCTCCCAGGTATGCTTGGAATTTCTCCAGAGATCCTTGTATTGTTGAATACGGTCGAGAGCTTTCAGATTGCCTTTGGCATCACGCTTAGTCTGGGGCGTAACCTGATAGAATACTGATACGGTTTTCCCGTGGTTTATCTGCGTATGTCGAGCTTCCCAAGTACCCTCTACGTCTAAGGAATTATGATCTACTGTAGGATCAAATTTTTTAGATATATTATTTTTTAGACCAGCAATACCAAATTTTCCCTCTTGGTGTGCATCTAACCGATCTTCAAGATTTTTATTAAATTTTGCAGCTTCCTCTTTTTTACGTTCAATTTCCTTAGCGGAATCCTCCTTCTCACCAACTGTGTTAAGATCGATAAAGCCCATCGATTTTAACTGTTTCTCGCGAGTAAGGGCATTAAATTCCTTAGAATAGGAGCCAGTGAACACCCGGTTTTGTTTGACTAGACCAAGATGTTCAAGGTTAGCGATGAGCATCAAACCAAGAGCTTTCTCCAACCGTTGCTGCAGATCAGCCGGACTATCCGGTTTAAGCTCGATACCCAAGAGCTTGAAGGCTTCTTTACCCAACTGCTCAGAGAGCATATTCTGGGTAACACCAATTTCCCGCAGCAGCTGATACGCCTGTGCATTCAGCTTATCTTCTTTCTTGAGCCCCAGGATCGCCTGGATGGCCCGCTTGTCGTTGAACAGGGACTCACTGCTACGAGTAGACAGCCATTTGTAACCGACCGCTGCAAGGGCGCCTGCGACGTTCTCAGGGATCTTCCCATCGACAGCTAGATACTGAGCAGCATCTTCCGCATACCGGAAGGCCATGCCCTTTTCAGTCTTTGGTTTAAAGACACTCTCATTGAGAGTCTTGACGAACTTATCACCAAAGGTAGCCATGGAATCAAGCAGCAGCTGAGCATCGACATCAAGAGGTGCATTCTCTGAGAATACTGCCAGAATGCTCGCATGCTTATCAGCAACCATCTTCTTCAGGTTCTGGAAGAGGTTCGCTACAGTCTGAAGCAGATTGATCCCCTTAGTCACCTTGGCCTGCATGAAAGCTCTGACCAGATTGATCCACGGATAATCTTCAGACTTGAGATTGGTTGTATCAACCCCAGGTTCAGAAGTTGTAATCTCCTGAGCCAAAGGAATAACAGGAGCTGTGTCTTGTGTCTCACTGGTTGACTGTTCGGCAGTTTGTGTCTCATCAACAGGCAATATGTTAGCCGCAACAGTCTGCTCGGTAACACTGGCTTTGTTACTTGACGGATTGTTGTTACGAGCAACCCCTTTTCCGACTTTCATCAACTCTACATTGATGTCTTTCCAGATAGCAGCACGTTCAGATTTTAACTCAGCAATCACCTCAAGGACCGCTTTGATACGGGAATCCTTCTCAGTAAAATCTTTTTTAACTGCGGTTATTTGAGCCTTCTCAAGTTTAATGATAAGAGCAGCTTTTTCTTTAGCAGTAAAATCTGCGGGAGCATGTTCATCCACACAACTTTTAATCGTACTCATCTCATTACCTCAAATAGAGTCAGGAGTATTTCCACAATCTCATCGTCATCCTTGGATAATTTTGAGTATTGGTTATCAAATACTGGGATACGTTGGATATCCCGCATAGAGTAACCTCCAACACCGGGAGGTTGTTCTATGGGTGACAGGGGAATTGGTATAGGAATATAAGTAACTGATACAGGGGCTAAACCAAAAGCAAGAAGATTACTTCCTGTAAACCCCAGACCAGAACCCGGCAGAAGATTAAACACTTGAAGCGCTCTCCTGTGCCAGCACCCCACTTGCCAAGTCAGCAATCTCAGCACCATTGAAGTCTTTAAGCGGTTTGCTGAGTATCGGTGTCACTCCATCGTCGGCATAAATCAGCAACTTCCATTCAGCACCGACCTTCTTCACCTCACGCTTGTTCTTGAGTGTCTTGGACAGGAAGAGGACTTCGTTTATGAGGCTGCTACCTTCAGCGGATCCCCAAACCCCAGCGGTGATTTCTGAGACACTGGGGATCGCTTCAACTATCTCTGCGGTAAGCAGGGTCACTATATTTTCGATATCTGCTGGGCAGAGTATCGAGACACAATCCC